CAGCGGTCCCAGTGCCAGCCCCCGCCGCCTGCCCCATCTGCGCCAAGTTTTGCGATACCCCCTGCCCGAAAGCCGTTAACCCGCCGAACCGCGCATATTCACGTTCAAGCTCATCGGCAAGCAAATCGGCCCGGAACCGCGCCAAGGCGTTTTGCGTGTTGCCACCCCGCAACCCGCCCGTTGCCGCCGCATTGGCTAGGATCGCCTCTTCGCCAGCCCGCGTCAAAGCACCAAAGCGCGGTTGCGCTTGGACTTGGCTAATCGCCGCTCGCTGCGCTTGCGGGCCAGCCAAACCGGCCAGCGCAAGCTGGCGTTCAAACGCTTGCGGGCCGGCCTCTGCATAGCCGCCAAGCGTGGGAAGCTGCGCTTGGCCGGCCTCGACATACGGGCGCAAGATTTCCTGCGTCCTTTCGAACATGGCCATTTGCGTAGCCTGTCCGGCTTCTGCCGCGCGGGCCTGCGTTGACGCCGCGCTGCGGGCCGCGTTGCTTTGCAGCACCGCGCCGCCAACGGCTGCCCCACCAACAACCACCGCGCTAATCGGATCAGGCATCGGAAAACTCCTTCCGATAATCGGCAAATTTCTCGCCGTAAAGTTTCAACATGGAAGGCGCCAAGCGCATCGCCTCGGCAGGGCCAAGCGCAAGCTGCGCCACCAGCACCACCAGATCATAAAAGCCCGCGCGCCACACGAAAGACACCTCGTCAGCCTGCCCGGCGCGCTCCACCGCGTCAGATGCAATCCATTTCAAAATGCCCGTGCCCATGGCCGGGACCAGCGCCGCCGAATGCGCTTGGAAAAACGGATTGGAAGGAAGCCCGACAAACACGTTCCAAAGCGTGGCGTGCAAGTCCTCACGCTTCACCGGGTCACCGTCTGCGAAATCGTCAAACACCTGCCATGCCTCATAAACCACCAACAGGAAGCGCGCGGCGTCCGGTGGCAGGTTCATCGCCTGAAAGTGTGTCTGTAGGTGCAACCCGTCCAAGGTTTATCTCCTTGCGTGGCGGCTGCCGGCGGCCCTACTCAGCGCCCTAGCTTTACCGCGTCACGCGGCTGTTAATCAAGTAATTTCACGCCCGCTTGCCACAATGGTCAGGGACGTTGCCGCCCCGGCCAATGTGGAAATGAACCCGCCCGGCTCAAGCGCGTGCCCGATCACCTCCGGGCATAGATAGGTCTCGCCCGGCACGATGTTCTTCGCGTCAATGACCAAATTGGTATTGCCCGTTGATCCACCCGAAGGCACAAGGTTAAGCGAAAACGCCACGTTCACCGCCGCGTAATTGGTGACGGTGAATTTATCAATTAGCGTCTTGCACCCCGTTGCCGTGTATTGCGTGGTTTGCACGTTCTCTGCGGCTTTTGGTGGGATGATCTGCTTAACGGTTACGGCCATGGCGTCACCTTGTGATGTTGTCGGTTACGGTCAAGATGACCGATGGAATGGCGGGATGGGGCGTTGCCGCCGCGAAGGCGACAATCTGGCAGTCGGTGTTATCAACTGACCATTTCAATTCGAAATAATCCCCGGCCTTAAGGTTAAGGACATAATTCCAGGATACCACCAACTCAGCGTCATTGCCCTGGATACGAACGCGACCGCTTGAATTAACCACGTCAACGCCGTTAATGGCTGCCCAGATATTGTAAATACCAGTACCGCCAGATGCCTTGTCAAGCTGCGCCGAAAACTGGAAATTATAGACACCCTCGGTATCTACGAATATCTGTGATGTGGTGGCGCCGCGATAGACGCCTTCGGAAAGGTCTGTATTGTTGAACGTAATAGCATAGGCGGTATTGATTGCCGCCGCCGTTTGCGTTGTGGTATCAAAGAACGTGCCGTAGCGCGGGCGCCGCAGTGGTGTATGGGCCGGCGCAAGCGTCAGCAGGTCAAGCACATCCATCCCGGCCTGCGCGGGCGCTGGCGCTGTCGCCAAGCCTTCCAGAACATCCACAAGGCGCGCGATAGCGCCATTGGCAACCGCAGCCTGGGCGCCGGCGCTTTCTGCCTGAATGATCGCCTCTTGGATCAGAACTTGCAAGACTTCAATCTGCGCCGGCGTTAATTCGCCAGCCACCCGGAAAAGCTCCTCAAAAGCCCGAATAGCCGCATGATTGGGCAGGAAGCGCGCCAATTCCGCCCGAGTGATGGGAGGCGGATTAACCATCACACAGACAACGCCTCAAAGGTTGCTTCAAGCCGCGCGATGCTCACATGCGCGTCACTGTCGCTCTGGAAGCGCTGCGCTCGCCAATTTTGCATAAAGCCCATTTGGCGCCATTGCACGCGCTTGGTTGTGTTGCCGATCTTGCCAGCGCTTGCACGCCGCGGGACAGACCAAGACCGCCCGTCAACGCTATGGCTGGTCAAAATGTAAGGATCAGTGCCCAAAGCTACATTGCCGGTTAGGCATGTAAGCTCCATTGCATGAAACACCGCGCCGCGCGCCGCATTATAGACAATCGGCGTTGAAAATTCCCACCGGACGCGCTGCCCGTAATGGTGCGATACCTCACCCGAAAGGCGCCCATACCGTGCGGCGGTAGGATCGCCGCAAATCCACTGCCCATAGCACCAGACAAAGCCCTGCGCTTGATACCGCGCAAAACCGTCAAGGCTAGATGTCAGCACAAACCAAACCGGCGCTTGCAGCGCTGCCGTAGCCGCCGCATCATAGACAAGCGTCCTATCCGGCAAATGAACATATAGGTATTGATGCGAGCGGTCCAAGCGCGTTTCAAGCAAAACCCCCTCAAGTTGCGCCTCAGTGTAATCCTGCAAAAGCGTATCAATCTCGCGAGTGCTGATCTTCTGCGCTTGACCAGCGTCACCAAGAAACACCGCCGGCGCCTCATTCCGCGCGCCGCCAAGAAAGGCGATGGCATCGCCCATGATGCAACAGGCATGTGTCCCGACCACTCCCTTTTGGATCACCGCTCGTTCATTGCGCTGGAACGGAAATCCCGTTGCGCCGGTGTTGTCGAAAATCTCAATGGTGTGGCGATTTAAGGCATAAACCTCGTTCCTGAATTTCAGCAATGCCTTAATTGGGTCGGGATCAATTTCAGAAGAACCATATTTTAAAGGATCAACAGCGAAAGGATTGGCCAATTCCGTAACCACTAGAAACTCACCGTCCGTAGTCATGAAATAGCCGTCAATCCAAATCACATCACGCACCGCCCCAAGGTCAGGATCAGTCACTTGTTGCAACGTGCTGCCATCATAGTAATACAGGCCGCCACCGCTGGCGATTGCCAGATAGTCGAAGCTGTAATCAAATGTCACCAATCCGCCTGGGCCAACATTGCCAATATCGGTCAGTGTGCCATTGGCTTCTATCCGCACAAGGCGCGAACCCATAACGCGATAACATTGGCCACGCCATTCAATGCCGCCTCGATCAACGCCTGGGCCTGCCCCAAGTTGAACCAAGCCATCGCCAGGCCGAAGATAGCTGCGCGAAATACCGGCGCCAGTCGGGACCGGAACTAAATTAACCGGCAACGCCACGCGGAAGTCCGCCGCGTTGTCGGTATAAATGCCACTGATGATCGGCACCTCCGGCATTTATTATTTTGACCCTTTTTTCATCACACACCAAAAGCGCCAGTTTGCACATGCAGCGTCGTTCCAAGCGCGCTGATATGCTGCAAGGTGTTTACATCCTGCGGCTTATACAGAATGATTTCAGAGCCGGCTCTGATCGGCGTGTCAGCAGTCGTTGCTGCGCCGCTTCCAAACCTCACATGGCAGATGTTTGACCCCACATTTACCAGTCGAACGCTGGTTGCCGTGCCGTCAATGTTTGCGGGAGCCGAAGCCGCACCAGGCGACAAGACCTGATTGGCGCCAGCAGTCGGATTGAAAGGCCTGAAAACGGTCATAAGTTAGCTCCCTGCCATGATTTCCCAGTTGGTGCCATTGCTAACAAGCGTGGCCCAATTCCCGGCGGTGCCGGTCAAGATAGCGGTCCCCGCTGCGCCACCAGCGCGCGGGATAACATTAGCGGATGCGCTGTTTACCGCCTGCGCTTGGATGGTCTTGATTGTCACCACGCGGCCATTATAGGAACCAGCAGCAGGCAACGTCACAACGCAAGCCGAGCCGGCTTTGTTGTTGATCAGGTAATCCTCACCATCGGCAAGCGTGAAGTCTGCCGTCTTGGTGACGGGCGACGCGCGCCGCAAGCCGGTAATGGTCGGCTGCACTGCAAACACCGCCGCGCCCGACCCGGTTTCATCGGTCAAGGCCGCGGCAAGATTGGCGCTGGAAGGCGTGGCAAGGAAAGCCGCTACAAGCGCTCCAAGGCCGCTGATACCCGTTGCCACAGGCAAGCCGGTGCAATTTGCCAGCGTGCCGCTGGCAGGAGTGCCAAGAACAGGCGCCGTCAAAGTTGGCGCCGTCAGGGTCTTATTGGTAAGGGTTTGCGTGCCGGTCGTTGTCACCACCGGAACGCCACCGGCCTGCACAACGCCAGTCCCTTTACCGGCAAGGTTTAGATTGATGTTGGTGTCGTTGCCGGTCGCGCTGATGGTCGGGGCGCCCGCCGCCGCCGCATTAGCAACCGTGATTTCATTTACCGCCGAAGCGGTAGCAGTCACGCGAACAAGCTCATTGCCGTTTACGTCATTGATACCACCTGAAAGCGTGATAGTGTTAAAAGTGCTGGCTTGGTTAGCGCTCACCGTATACCATGACGCTTGAAGCGCATTAAAACGCAACGCAAAGAACCCGCCGGCGGAAAACAAACTTGGCGCGCCAATAACCGTTGCGCCGTTGGGCGTGATGGTTAGGGCATTGATCAACTGTGAACAGGCAACAACAATTTGCTGACCATCAAAGCATGACGCCACGGGCGGCAAGGTAATGGTGCCAGCCGCAAAGGGGCCTGTTGGATTGATGATCAAAAACAGGTTTTGCGTCTGCGCGCCGATCTGAATGTTGAACCCGGAATTGGTCGGCGCGTTGATGATGGTCAGATAATTAGGATCAGCAAAATTGCCCTGGAAAAACTCAAGCAATGCCGTAATTGACACGCGCCGCGCATCGCCATTTACCGGAGAATAAACCGGCAGTTGATCGCTACCTGAAAGCTGATCCAAGGCGGGAAGCTGGTTGATCGTCGGCATTGTCAGAACTCCAACGGGCCTTCCGGCCCTGTCAATACTTGATCTTCTGGCGCTGGGAAGAATGGATCATCGCTGTTCCATGGTTTGTTGCCGGCGCCGCTCGGCATGGTGCCGGGATATTGCATTTCACGCGGCGCGGTGGCGCGGGCTAAAAGCACCTCATACCCTTGCCGGGCTGAAGCCTTGACCTCAACCGCCACCTGCTTGCCATAAGCCGGCGCAAGGCGCAGCGCCAGATTGGTAATCACCGCCTCATTGGCGCTATCAGGGACGGACGTGATTTCATCCAAGCCCGCATAATCAGGGCTGCCAGGCAACGGATACGCAAGGCGAATGCCCTTGCCATTCCATGTTGCCATCATGGCGTCCAATCGGCGCAAAGCGCTATTCATCTGTTCCGGCGTAATGTCGAAAGTATAAGCCGCAAGGCCTATTTCCTCAAAAGCCGCTTCGATGAATTGGCGCTTGGTGTAACTCACGGATTGGCAACCTTCGCTGCATCAATCTCGCGCCGCAAGCGCTTTTCTGACCAGCGGCCATCCACATCAATGCCAAGCCACTCGGCTTCCGCCACAAGATCGGCGCGCGTGGGTTCCGGCGCAGGCTCTGGCGCGGGCTTTGGAACATCTTCGATAGCGGCTTCTGTTGGCGCATCAGGGGGTGTTTCTGCCGGCGCCTCAAGGCCTAGCGCGGCGCCCTCTAGGCCCCAATGCCACCCATCGCGCAAAGCCGCCTCAAGCGCCTCTGCCGTGGCTACGGGCCGCGTGTCATAGGTCTTGCCATGCGGGCCAGGGTACTGGCCAGGGCAGCGATAGACCAAAGCGGGAAACTCGGTAATCATTTCTTGCCCTTTGCGGTCTTGGCGCTTTGACGAAACGCTTTAGCAGAAGGCGCGCCTTCGCTGCCAGGCTTGCGCATCTTTTCTTTCGATCCAGCCGCAATTCTTGCGCGCTTGGCGTGGATATTGGCGTAAAGGCCGGGCGGTTTGGTTTTCATGCTTTTTTCGGCGCCTTGCCGGGCTTTCCGGCCCTTGTGGCAGCCGTGCGGGCGGTATTCAGGGCAATGGCCACGGCTTGCTTTTGCGGCTTGCCGGCCCTCATTTCCTTGCTGATATTCTTGGAAATGGAACCCTTGGAGTAACCTTTGGTCAAAGGCATCACGCCCTCCATGGTGAAGGGGCGGGCCGTAAAGCCCGCCCCGTTACGTCAACCGATCCGGTAGGTGACGAAGGTGTTGGCCGCCGTTTTGCGGGTACGGAACCGCGCTGGCGAACCAGACGTTGCTGCCGTTGCGCCCGAACCAACAAGCGTATGATCAGTGTTTGCCGTAGTCGTCAGGGCAAAGGCGGCAAGCGTAATCACCGACCAATCAAAGAAGTCGTTGATTGCAAAATTGCTGGCCAAGTCCATCGCAGAACCCGTGGGAAGCTGGATGTTGCGGCCAGCGGTCGGCGTGGCAGTCACCAAGCCGCCCAAAATTCCTGCGGGCGTATGCGCCATGGAACCGCCATCGGCGATGTTGGCCGGGTCAGCTTGAACGCCCGAAATCAAGCGCCCTTGCTGCACCTGCGGCGCCGTTCCCACCTCATAGAAGGTAGTCACGCCACCAGACGCTTCCACGATGATAACCGCCCCAGAAGGGAACGGGCCGAAGACCGTTTGCCCATTGATCACCGTGCCGATCAGCGTAACCTGTTCGGGGTAATTTGGGAAATTGGTCTTGCGCGATACCTGGGCAGTGCCCTGGCAGTATACGGCAATGCTTTCGTTAGCGGGAATAACAATATCCCCGCTATTGCCGTTTGGAAGAACGAAAAGAGAGGCCATGTCGTTAGCTCCTTACGGCTGCGAAAACATAATGACGCCGCTCATTTGCGGCTGCTTGTTCACCACGCCAAACACCATATCAACGCGGTATTTGGTTTTGAGCGTGTTCACGTCGAACTGCTTCGACATGGTAAGCTCAATGCCTTGATCCGTGCTGCCACGCATCACGGCTGCGCCAGCATCGGTCGGCACCGCGTAACGGCCCGGCAAGATTTCGATGCTGTCTTTGTGCCAGAACGGATTGAGCGCCCCAGCCGCAGTATTCAAAAACACAAGCGCCGCGTTGGAAGCGGTGGAAGTAAACACGCAGTTTTGATACTGCGTCTCAGCATCCGTGCCGCCTTGGTTGGCGATGATCGGTGGGCTGATTTCCAGCGTTGTGCCACCAGCCGGGACGGCAGTCACGCGGAAGGTTTTGAGGCTGCCCGTGCTTTGCTTGGTGATGTGATGCACCGCCTCACAGTTGGCGATGGTAAACGCATCGCCAACACGGACATTGGACGTGCTGTTGACTGTAATCACCTGCCGGCGGTTATCCACATTGGAAACCTCGCCGGTCGTCGCCACACTGGTTGCACGCGGCACATAGGATTGCCCGGCAGAAGTGCGGGTATCCATGGTAATACCGGAGCCAGACGCCGCCGCTTGGCGCACCGCGTAATCCAGCTTGTACGTCTGGAAGCTTGCCACCTGCCCGACAAAGGCGCGGCGCAATGCGCTATCGGAAATCTCATTGCCGAAAGAACGCGTCGCAACTGCAAGATTACTGGCCATGCCGTTATAGTCGCGCGTCGAAAGCGCAAGGTAACGGTCCGTATCCATAATGCCTTGCTCGTTCATGATGGCTTCGCATTGCGCGACGTCATCAAAGCCCGAAGCAGCGGCAGAGCGCTTTACGAAAAGCGTGCCCTGCAACGCTGCCACGTTCATCACGGCAACATTGATATCAGAGGCAAGGCGCTGTTTCGCCGCGTCATGCAAGCGGCCTTCCTGCAACGCATCGCGCAATTCCAGGGCGGTCATGCTCCAAGGCACGGCCTTCTGAATGCCGATAGTCGCTGGCACGGTAAGCTGCGTGTAATCGTCGAAATTCTGCGACATATCCGTGCCGTTGTAGGACACGGCGATGTATGGTTGCGGGCGCCAAATCGTGTTATTGGTCCGCTCCATCATCTGCTGATCGGTGTTGTAGATGCTGACGTTGTTCGAAAGAACAAGCGCATCTTGGAAGCCTGCGAGCATTTCATCGAATGCTACGCGCTCTTCCTTTGAAAAGCTATTCGCCATAGGTATGTGACCTCATGTGAGAGATGGGATTGCTGCCATGTCTCGCGTCTGGGGCCACGCGGAAGCCGGTCTATCTCGGGCTTAGGCTGCCCGGAAGCCGCGCCGATAAACGGCGACTTGTGGCCATTTAAGCCAAAAGCCGCCGCCGTGTCAATTATTTTCGCGGCTGCGCCTTTAGCTGGCGCATGTAGGCTGCCACCTTCGTCCGGTCGCCTGTGCGGTCGGCTTCGTCCCGAAGGCGCTCAAGCGTGGCATTTACCGCGCTACGGGCGGGGGCCGGGGGATTTATTTGTGCTTTC